GCTATGTACAAATCACCACCAAAGAAGAACGCATTCGAGAAAGCAATCGACGTATTCATGATTGGTTTCATCTTGGCTGCTCACGTCACCTTCGGCTACGGCCTTGGGCAGATGATTCAGATGAACAAAGTGACAGCACGCTGTACTGAGACAGGAATGTTTCTGACAGAAGGATATGCCGTCACTTGCAAAGTATTAAACAATAAGGTGTAATATGCTTGCTCTAAAAACATCTGAAGCACTTGACGCGTTGATTGTCGAAGACTTGAAATCGCATCTAGAGCATCTTACATCGCTTGAAATGCTTTGTAGCGCAAACGATACAGACTCATTGAAATACTATCGCAAGCTCATCAAATCCATTAAGATTGTCATCAACTTCTACAGCAAGCCTCCTAAATGAAACAAAACCTATCAATCAGCTTCTCAGGTGTTAACATGGCTGACACACCTTCCACCACCGTCAGCATCACAAAGTGGTATAGTGAGTACGACGACTACATCAAGGCTTGCCAAGACTTTTGGGTAGCTCTCACTAATGAACGTCTGAGTAGTTTACCCACACCACCTCCGTTGTCTGAATAGGTTACAACGCCCCTCCCCCAATCCTGGCCGCACTCAAGCGGCCTTTTACATCCACGAAAGACAATATGCGTAACCTATTGAAGAAGAAGGACGTCTACACCTTCGACTATCCCGAAGCGTTGGCGTTCGCTGACAAACAGAATGGTGTGTTCTGGACCTTTGACGAAATCGACTTAGAGAAGGACGTCCATAGTGTCCTCACCGACTTCACCGATGCTGAACGTCACGGTGTCACTGTTGCTCTGAAGCTGTTCACCAAGTACGAACTCATCGTAGGTGACGAATACTGGGGAGGCATGGTGAAGAACACCTTCAAGCAGCCCGATATTGGCCTCATGGCTGATTCTTTTAGCTATTTTGAGAGCAACGTACATGCTCGCTTCTACAATCGAATTAACGAGCTTCTAGGGCTTGCTGACGAAGATTTCCACCGTAGCTGGCAATACGATCCAGTGTTGGCAAATCGCGTCAACTACTTGGATGAAATCATCAGCAGCAATGACGTTCCGTTGTCGCTTGCTGTATTCTCTCTGATGGAAGGCTGCATCCTGTATAGCTCGTTCGCATTCCTGAAGCATTTCCAAAGCAACGGTAAGAACAAGCTGTCTAATTTGATTGCTGGCATCAACTTCAGCGTGCGTGACGAGAACATCCATCACGAAGCTGGAGCGTGGCTTTTCCGCACCTATTGTGAAGAAAACCACATTGACAAGGAATGGATGCGTCAACGTGTTATCGTTGCAGCTAAGGCACTGGTTGACCACGAACATCGCATCGTTGACTTGCTGTTCAGTCATGGTGCCATCGAAGGGATTACGCCAGTGGCTATGAAGGCATTCGTTAACGCTCGTGCCAATCTGTGCTTGAAGAATCTAGGCTACGACGCAGTGTTTGATGAAAGCAACGACACCATCAGCGAATGGTTCTATCTTGGCATTTCTTCTGCTACCATCCATGACTTCTTCGCTCGCGTTGGCAATCAATACCATCGCAACTGGTCTGAGAACAAATTTACTTGGTGATGCTTGCGCATCGGTGAACAAACATTTACATTAGGAACACAATGGAAACGAAACGTGATTTTCTCAGTGCTGAACGTAAGCGCTTGCAGAAGGAAGGCTTGCTGCCAGATTGGTACACCACCGATGCTTGGGGACTATTCAAGAGCAAATACATGGAAGGCTCTAGCAGCTTCAAAGACCGTATTCAAACGATTGCAAAGACAGCAGCAAAGCACGCTCCCGGTAACAAAGCTCATTGGGAGAAGCAATTCTTTGACGTCATCTGGAAAGGCTGGCTCAGTCCTTCAACACCCTGCCTCGCCAATCTAGGCACCAACAAGGGGATGCCTGTGGCTTGCAGCGGTCAATACATTGCTGACAGCGTTGCTTCGTTCTATGGTGAGCTTCTAGACACCGCTGTGTTGACGAAGAACGGTTTTGGTACGTCAGCATACTTGGGTGACATTCGTCCTCGTGGCAGCGCTATTGCAACTGGCGGCAGTGCCAGTGGTGTTGTGCCAGTGTTCCAAACCTACGTTGACACGATGAAGCGTGTGACGCAAGGCGTTGCTCGTCGTGGTGCCTGGGCAGGGTATTTGCCAATTGATCATCCAGACTTTGTAGAGCTTGCAGAGTGGGTGAAGAACAATCCAGACGACGCTAACGTTGGATGGTGTGTCAGTGATGAATTCATTGAAGCGTTGAACGCTGGCGACCCTGAAGCCATTGCTCGCTATCAGAAAGCTATGAAGCTGAAGATGCTCACTGGCAAAGGCTATTTCTTCTTCAACGACAAAGTGAATCGTCAGCGCCCGCAGGGCTATCCGGAAGTGTTGGCGTCAAACCTCTGCACCGAAATTACGTTGCACAGTAGCGACACCGAAACCTTCACTTGTGTACTTGCGTCGATGAATCTGGAGAAGTATGATGAGTGGATGAATACTGATGCTGTTTACATCGCCACCGTCTTCCTCGACTGTGTTGCTTCTGAGTTCATTGAGAAGGCTAAAGGTGTCCGTGGCTTTGAGAAGGCTGTCTTGTCCACTGAGCGTAGCAGGGCTCTTGGACTAGGTGTTCTAGGTTTCCACAGCTTGCTGCACAAGCGTCGTATTCCGTTTGATAGCTATCGTGCTAAGATGCTGAATAAGGAAGTGTTCAAGTTTATCAGTGATGAATCTACACAAGCCTCTCTAGACCTTGGTTTAGAATACGGCAAGTGCCATTACGCTCTTGATGAGTTCCCTGTTCGTAACAGCCACCGCATTGCTGTTGCTCCTACAATGTCAACATCACAACTGATGGGCGGAATGTCACAATGTGACGAACCCTACATCGGTAACGTGTTCGTTCAACAAGGTGCCGGTGGTGAAACGATTCGTGTTGTTCCTGAACTACTTGAAATCATGAAAGCCAATAACGTGTATAGTAGGGAAACGCTACTAGACATTGCCAGCAAAGACGGTAGTGTTCAGCATGTAGACTGGCTTACAGACGATGAGAAGGCTGTGTTCAAAACTGCCTTTGAAATCAATCAGAATGTCCTCCTTGACTTGGCTTCAGATCGTCAGAAATACATCTGCCAAGGTCAATCCATCAACCTGTTCTTCGGTGCCGACGACCCTGAAGAATACATTAGCGAGGTTCACAAGCGAGCTTTCCTTGACGAAAACATCCTTTCTCTGTACTATGTACGAACTAAAGCAGGCGTTAGCGCTTCTAGTGGCGAATGCGTTGCCTGCCATGCTTAATGACAAATACGACACAACAATGAAGCCAATCCTGTACACTAAAGACAACTGCCCCAAGTGCGAAATCCTCAAACGAGAGCTAAAACAAGACAAAATCGACTATGATGAGGTTAATGTGGGCAGAGACATCACCCGCGAAGACTTCATTGCGAAGTTTCCTCAAATCAAACATATGCCGTATTTGCTAATGCCATGACTACAAGATCTATTACACTCAACCTCACCGAAGAAGAAATTCACTTCCTCGTTGAATACGCTGTAAATCAAATCCTTGCTGACTACATCAAACAGAAGCAAGTGCCCGCACTACTCAAATCAAAGGAAGAATGGCGTGACAACTACAATCCCTGCTGATCGAGAAAAAGAGATGTTGGATCGTCAACGCATCAAACCGTGGCCCTTCAACGGTATCGACTCGTTGCCACTGGCTAAAAAGCAAGTTGGAGGAAAACATTATGTTGACCTAGTGATTCAGCCTGTAGAATACGCTCACAAGAACAAGCTAGGCTTCTGTGAAGGAAATGTAGTAAAGTATGTGACGCGATGGAAGGACAAAGGCGGCATTGCCGACCTTGAGAAAGCCAAGCATTACATCGAACTACTTATTGCAATGGAACAGGAAACAGAGGATAATGATGCAGGTATTCGCTAAATTCACCACAGGTTTCGGCTTGTACATCGAAAGCACTGAAAGCGTCTTTCATTACGAAGACGACGACACTGCCGATATTCGGCAAACCTTGATTCTTTCGTTCCCATTCTTCCAAATTGTTTTCATCTTCTAATATGACCGACCAACCTAAAGCAGAACGCGTTCCTCCATTGTCAATGCAATTCAACCAGGGTGCTTACGCATTCAGTCGTGGCTGGATTGCTAACGATTACAAACCTGAGACGGTGAAGGGAAAAGAATGGCAGCGTGGTTTCAATGCTGCTTATTTTGCTAATATTGATAAGCTGAAGCGGTAACTGACAACGAGGGTTGCATATCACAACTAAGCGGGATTGGTTAAATTCAGTCAGCGCAGAAGGCACAACGTCGCAGCAAGCTACTGCGAGCCCTCACCTATCATCGTAGGAATATGACAACAAAAAAGGGAGCGCAAGCTCCCTTTTTCCTTATAGCGTAGGAATGATATTGTCTAATTATCGCCTAGAGACGAAGCCGCCTTTGTTGAACTTTGGCGTGCGAGCTTTCTTTTCAGCCCATAAGTCCTGAGCGGCTTCATAGTCGTTCACTTCTTCCAAGTCTTTGCCATTATTTCGATCAGCATACATCTGACGAATAACAGCACGGTCTTTAGCAGGTATCTGTCGGTACATCACTTTATATCTCTTCTTGGGGTCTTCGATGCTTGCGATAGTTTGCTCAGTGACGTCTGCTACAGTCTTAGTGATTGCTTCAAGAACAGTATCACGTTGAGTTGCCTTCGAGTCTTTCCTGCCAAGCAACCAATGGTCGATGTTTCTGTCGTTGTATTTAGTGTCGCTGTAATTATGACTCATCAACGCTGCAATACGTTCAGGCAACACTTTGTTTGCCTCTTCAGCAATCTTGTTATCAACATCACGATACCCTGTAGGCTTGCCAAACAACTTGAACGCTTCAAGACCAAGCTCCGTCATAGTTTTCTGTAGCTCGTTGCCATCAGGAAGACGACGAATACCAATGATGCGGTTGATCAATTCACCTTCGCGTCTAATACGAAACTTAGCTTCACCATCCTCTGTGTCGGTTTGATCGCCACCACGAGATGTTGCAGGCTTCAACTCATCCCTCATGAACGGTGTACGATTACGCAGATAATTAACGGCAGGTTCGGTGAGCGATTCTGGGTCATCCACTTCCTTAGGATCGCGCGCAAGAGTGTCGTTGTCTAGTGCATCCGACAAGTCCATTAATTGCTTGGTGACGAATGGTTGAGTCACTCGACCAAATACACCGGCGACTACGTTTGCTGCAGCTTTAAGTGCCTCCTCTGCTTTGTCAGCACTGTCAAATACATCATACACACCATCAATCAATGCGCCTTGACTACCCGCTGGCACCTTCATACCCAGCAACAGTTCCGTAACCTTCTTAGCATCACCGTCTAACCCTTGCCATTTCTTAACGGCAACGTCGGCTAGCGCTAGGAAGAAAGGTGAAGGCCACAGCGTTGAAATGTCGCTGAGTGTTCCGTCATCATTCCTGATGCTAGTTGCAGGAATGTCTTGGTTTTCTTTGCGATATTTGATTGCCGCAAGAAACGCTGCTGAACCAGCTAACGCTTGCGCACCATGACTCACCGCAGCCTGTGTCGCTGCAATCTGACCTGCCTCGTCGCCACTAGCACGAGCCGCCCGCATCACTTTAATGTCCCCAGGCGTGCTGATGAGCCCAAACGGGCTATGCCGATATTGCCATGCCAGCGCATTAGCCATGAATCGCGGGAAAGGAACAATGATACTTGCACCAAGAGTAGACTCAAACCAATTTACAGCCCCCCCCGCTAAGCGCTCGACTTTGACGTCTGTTGTGTCAATCTTCGGCACTCCCTCTTCTACACCATTCACAATCTTCTTGATCGTGCCACCAGCGTTCTTTTTAGGGGCATAACTCATCGTAAACTTCAGAGCATCGTCGATTGCCTTAGCAATAACATCCGAGGGTACGGTGCCGTTCTTAGCCAACACATCGTACATATCCAAACCAACTTTGGACAACTGACGATCAACAGATTCAGCAAAAGCTGCTCTGCGGAAGAATCCATCTTGTAAGCTATTAACAACGTTGATTGCTTCAGCAACACGATTCAACGTACTATTAGCAACTTCTTGACCTTCTTGTTTACCCAACAACCTAGCCATCACTGCCGGATTATTAGATGCAATCATTTCTGACAAGTCTTTAGACAATCCTTTATTGCCAAGATAATATAGCGGTCGCAACGAGTCCTCGATTGTCTTGACTAGATTACTACCAAGTCCTGTGATAGTTTTCAGCTTCTCACCACGAGCTAGAGTGCGTCCAGCTTCATTAACGCTATACATCACTCCTTCGAGTAGACGAGCACCTGTACCAATCGACAAGTTGCTAGTAGCACCCATCACGTTACGCATGGTCGTGTCAAGACCACTAACCACTGCAGCTTTAGTAAACTGCTCAGTGTTTCGTAGAAATGGCTTAACAGTGTTGACCCATTCGCCACCATCCACAGTAATGTCGGGATAGAGTTTTTTCATCTCCTTATCGAAGGCTGGATCAATTGCTTTCAGTCGTTCAGTCATACGTTTGAGAGAACTCAAATGTTGTAGCAATCGACCAGCTTCAGACTGCGACACTTTCAATGCCGCTGCAAACTCGTCAGGAGTTAGTCCTTGACTGCGAACAGCTTTCTCAAGCGTCACATCACCAATCTCATCTAGATTTGAAAACACTCGATTGACAGCATCTGAAATCTTCTCGTCAGGCTTGAGTGCAAACGCTGGATTCTCTTTCATGACGCGAGCAGCAATATTCACTGCAGCTTCACTTAGCTTCACCCTCACTTTAGCATCAGCAATGGCACCTTGAGGACCAATCTCATCAAGCACTTCCTTACCCATTTGCTGAACGTACTTCTTAACTTCCTCGTCCATCTGCTTGTCTACATCGCTGATGACAACTTTCGCAGCGTCAGCAGGCGGCATCAACCCTTTAGCTTTTGCTTCATCTTCTGCTTTCTTAGTGGCGGCAGCAAGACGAGTACCTAGCTTAGAAGGACTGGTTGAGGATGCGGCTGCGTCAGTAAGACCTTTAGTGCCTGCTGCAGACAATGCACCAGACAATAGTGACACAACTGCCAACTCAGTAATCCCTAGTTTGAATTCCTTCTTTAGTCGCTCTTTGTTTTCTTCAGGAGTTTCACCTTCAATCGTCTTAAACTTACTCTGTTCGTGACGAAGACGTTGTTGGTCCAGATTCACCGCACCTGAAATGGTGGCGTCTGTAACACCAGCCACAACTACAGGGTTGAACACTTTACGAGCAGTGTTACCAGCCTGCAATAACTTGACACCACCTTTGGCAACAACACCCGCGCCTGGGCCAATATAGTTAACCGGGTCGAGTGCGATGTTGCCAACGGTCTGACCCAGCTTACCAAGCCCCGGTTCAGCACCACGAAGCCAGAAACTCGGAACAGATTGGAACAACGCTTCGGCATCAGCCATTGCTGCACGCTTCACCTTGTTAGCGTTACTGAATTGGGCTTTGTTGCCCATGAACGCCAAAGTGTTTTGTTCAACACTACGCATGTGCTTCATGAAGTCTTTGGCGAATTCTTCCTTGGGCTGCTTACCGTCCCATTCTTTGCCGAATATCTTCATGGCATCGTTCATCGTCTTGAAACGAGCATCATCCTGATGTAGCTTCTCAAACGGGATGATGCGGCCTTCCTCAATCCCTTTGTCGTGAGCAATGCGTTCATCTGCGAACTTCTTCTTAATGTCAGTAGACGATGGCACAATTCCTTTATTCCATGACGACAACTCTGCCAATCGGTCAGATTGAGTTGGCTTCGCTTTTTTCTGATCATCGTCAGGAAACATCCTTTCCCAAAGGCTCTTGGAGGGCTTAGGAGCCCCTACAGTCGATTTGTTTGGTGAGGGTGACGGGGTAGGTGCTTGTTCCTCTTTTGCGACGTCCCATTCAGAGATGGGTTGACGAGAAACAGGTTCTTCCTTCTCAATATTCCAATCCATTATTTAACCTTAGTTGCGACACCGTTCTTCAGCGTCCATACTTGACCATTAGAGAACGTGGTGTGAACATTCTCTTTCAATTTACTAACAGGTGGCGCTGTAGTTTTACCAACCGGATTGGCTTGTGGTGTTGGTGCTGTAGGAGCGCCACCAGATTGTTGGCGTGCTGCAGCTTGACTCTGACGCTCTTTGACGAAATATTCAGGATCAATACCGTTCGACAACAACACGTTTCGTGCTGCCATACTCGTCACTCTACCTTCGCTGTCTGTGTGTTCACGAATCACTTTGAGGACGCCTCGTTTGCCGACTTCTTCAATCTGGTCCTGCAGAGTTTTGTTTATAGACACGTTGAATCGAAGCGCTGGTCCTTCCGGCGTCGGCTCAAATACAGGTTTGCCGTTATTGTACTGGGCGTTGGTGCCCATTTCAGCACGCTGCTCTGCAGCCTTGGCACCGTTGGCAGTACGCATCAATTCGCCAAACTTCGGCTCCTTGTCCTTACCTTCACCCGGAACACGGTCACCCAAATTCATGAGACGTTTAACTTCAACAATCTCAGCTTCAATCGCTTTCTTCTTCTTGTCGTTAACTTCTCCGCGCGCTCGAATCACTAACTCATCAAGAATATGCTTAACAGTTTTGGGGTCTGTGCCATCAAGCGCTTTCTGCATAGTCTTGTACTGAAGGTGTTCCTTCCACAACCCTTCGAGAGCAGCATCACCTTTAGCTTTGATTGCGGGGTCTGTAGAGTTCGACATGTCTGTAGCCTCAAGAATGGCGGATTCAGACCGCTTCATTCGACCGTCAATATCATCAGGAGCAAGTGCTTTATTCTTAATCGTACCGAAACCAGTACCGTCGGGCAACTCGACACCGCCTTGTTCCCATCCCAAATCTTCAGGCTTCAGTCCGAAACGAGCAGCGTTCTGCTTCAACCCTTCCATATCAGTACCAACCCTAGCACCAAAGGATCGACGAGGTTGCTGGAATGCTGCGAAGGTTTGGTCATTAACAGCGGAGGGTTTAGCTTGAACACTATCAATTAGTGCCTGCTCATTAGCAAACTTGCCAGTCTTGTTAACGTCAGGAGTGATAACGCTGCTGACAGGTTTGGTGGGGTCTTTAAGCCATTGTTCGCGCAACATTGGATTACCCAACAACGCAACACGCTCATCCTTAGACGCTGCGTTGAAATTCTCGTAAGAAGATAGCTTACCAAGCGAATCCTTCAATTCAGCACGTTGAGTTTCAGCCTCCTTCTGCTTCTGCAAACGAGTGGCTGCAACCATCTTCATCCGGTCTTGGATGTATTGGTCTTCCTTCTTACGCTGCTCATCAATTTGCTCGTTAGCACCTTTGGCATATCCGCCAATGAACGACAACCACGCACTCATTATTCGTCTCCCTTACGACGAGCCATCAAGCCCTTTTTAGGCGCTGCAGCAGGGTTGCTATCAACATCTGATTCAATCGTCTCCTTGGCCTCATTAAGCAGTTCTAGCACCATTGCCTCACTAGGAGGCTTAGGAGCTTTCTCACCCGGAGACACAACGGAATATTCAATGTCGTTCAAGTCACCAATACTCTTGACCAGTTCGACAATAACAGGCAACGCAATCATGCCTGCGTCAACAGTGTGAACACCTTTCATGACGCTGAAGCGCATCAACGTCTTCGCCACTTCAACACAAGGCACTTCGTTCTCTAACAGATTGACAACAGCATCAACACCTTCAGCATCCGTAAGACGCTCAGTGTAATATTGCACCACCTCTGGCAAATCTACCATCTGTGGCGGCTGCTCCCAAGGAGTGTTACCGGGCTCATTCGTTAGCGACTGACCGGGAATAGGTGCGTTCAGATATTTATCGAGCATCTTTAGCCTTCTTCATTTCGTTCTTAGCTTTGCGAAT